TAATTATTTCGTAAACCATTATGATGATTCAAAGCAATTTAAGCGAACAATATCAATGAGCTTTTTCTTGAATGACGACTATGAAGGCGGAGAAATTGAATTTACAAGATTCGGTTTAAGTATTAAGCCAAAGGCAAATCAAGCTGTTTTCTTCCCTTCAAATTATGTCTATAGCCATAGTGTTAATAGTGTTGTTTCTGGAGTTAGATATTCGATTGTTGGCTGGTGGGAGTGATGACGGAGCCAAGAGAAGCTAAGGTTATAAGTAAACTTTTCTCTAATGAGGATTTTAATAATTTAAAAAAATTATTTAATAATCCAAAAAGTTTTGAGCTTCAAGAGTCTCTTTCTAGGTGGATTGTTTCAAATTCTAAAATAACAGATTTAAATGACTATGCCTGTAAGATTACTCCAATTGCTAGAAAAATATTTAATAGCAACACTCTAATACCAACATATTCTCTTTTTGCTCACTACGAAGGAGAATTTGCAAATTTATATAAACACAAAGATAATAACGCATGTACTTACACTATAGATATGTGCCTATACCAAAAATATCCATGGGATTTATATGTTGAAGGAATACCGTATACTCTTTATCCAAATCAAGCTTTAGCCTATTATGGAAATGAGCAAGAGCATTGGAGGGAAGATTTTCCAGAGCGAATGACTAACTATGTGGCAATGATATTCTTTCATTTTGCAGAACCAGATCATTGGTTTTTCCAAAAAGGAACTAGTTATCTAAAAGTAATTAGAAATGAACTAACAGAAGATCAATGGAATAAAAAATTTGGATCCAAATGATTTTTTACCAAAAGATGTGATAACATATACGCATGTTTAGTAAAAAGTGGTATAATTGGAAGATGTCAAAAATAAATCAAAAATCAACTTTTGAAAACCAGTCTGAACAAGAAGACTATGTTTCGCCTAAAGATTTTATAGAACAACAAGAGGTTAAAATGATGTCAAATAATGATGTTCAGCAGAATCAGCCTGTAACTTCAGCCCAAGAAACAGGCTTAGATGTAAATTTAATTATATCATCTTTTCAGGAAAAATTAGCTCAGTTAACTACTGAACTAGTTGTAAAGGATGCTACAATTAAGCAATTAACTAATATTATCAACAACATGAGAGGACAAAAATAAAATGAGCGAAGAAAATACACAAGAACAAAAGTCAGAATTTGCAATAGAGATTAAGATTAGCGATAAGAATCTGTCATACAGAAGTGACTTTCCAGAGTCTGAAACAATCTTTTGGCTAGAAGCTGTTAAGGGTCTTATTATTAAGAATACCTTTGATAGAGCTGGCATAGAACAAAAGTAAGTTATAAAAGCTAAGCCCAGGGCTACTATTTAAATAGCTTTTATAGGAGAAAAAATGGCCATTCTAGATTATCTGCCATTTCGTTCTACGGAAAATGTTTCGGGTAGACGTTTCGTCGCCAAAACCATAGATCCTGAAGACGTTAGGCTAATACCAAAAACAATGAAAGTTGCAGCCCTTGCTCTGGGCTATCAGGGCTCAACTTGGTATTATAACAGTAGGTCAACCTTTGAGCCATCGCCATACGATTTTGATCGTATAATGCAGGCAGTTGATACTGATTCATATGTGCGTCAGGCTATAAATAAGTATAAGGAGCTATTCTGGAAAGAGGGTTGGCAAATAGCTGGAGAAAATCCAGAAGCAGTCTCCTATTTATATCAAAGAATAGACTTCATGGAAATGGCTATGAAGAGACCATTTATAGATTTTTTGGAAGAGGTTTCAGATCAGCTATTTAAGTTTGGTAACGCATTTATCGTAAAAGCTCGTGGAGATATATCCGAGTACTTTCCAACAAAGTTGACTCCAATAAATTCAACACAGCCTATTGTTGGATATTATTTAATTCCCACAGAGCAAGTAAGAATTCTTAGGGATAAGTTCAATAGACCAAAAGCTTATCAGCAGTCTACTGATCCATTAACTTATTCTCCAACAGATAGAGATCCAGTTTGGGCCGCAGATAGAGTTATTCATATATCAATAGATAAGAAAACTGGTAGAGCTTTTGGTACTCCATTTTTGAGTAACGTTCTTGATGACGTTGTTGCTCTTAGACAGTTGGAAGAAGATATTCAAAATCTAGTTCACAGAGAATTATTCCCATTATACAAATACACTATTGGCACTCCCGAGCAGCCAGCTGAGCCAGATGAAATAGACAGAGCTTCAGCTGAAATTGAGAATCTAAGATCAGAAGGTGGATTAATCCTTCCACATAGACACAACATAGATATAGTTGGGGCCGGCAAAGAAGTACTAGATGCAGCACCGTACTTGGAGCACTTTAAGGAAAGAGTTTCTGTCGGTCTTGGACTAGCACCACATCATCTTGGTATGAGTATGAATGGTGGAAATAGATCTGTAACTGATAGATTAGATGTTGCACTTTACGATAAGATTAAAAAGTATCAAAAACTTTTTTCTGATGCAGTCAGACTTCATGTGTTTAATGAGCTTTTATTTGAGGCCGGTTACGACCCTGTTCTTAATCCAACGACCGAAGGCATTTCAGATAGATGCTTCTTTAAATTCAATGAAATTGACGTTGATACTCAAGTTAAAAAAGAAACTCATGTAATACAAAAATTTGTGAATAACTTGATAGGAATTTCTGAAGCTAGACTAGAGTTAAATCTTGATCCAGATGTTGACGAAAGTGAACTTTTTGCCGCTATGCAAGGTAAGGTTCAAATGGACATTATGGACGCACAAAATCAGATGAAAACACAGGCGGATTCTGATAAGCAAGCTTCTTCAACTGGTGGCACAAGAAACCTTCCAAACAATAGAAAAGGTCCAGGCAACGCAACTCGTCCTGCAAATCAGAATGGAAGAAAAACTTCTCCAAATATTAGAAGATCAGATTTAAGTTGGTTAGCTGTGGTTGAAAATGTTCTTGAAAAAGACTATACTGTAGTGTATACAGAAGAAGACAAAAAGGAAAAAGATAACAAATGAGTCTAATGATTACATCTGAATTGTCGAAAATATATTTACAAGAAGAAGATGCAGTTAAAGGTTTTAAGGCCGCAGTAGAAAATAATCAATTGCGCCTTGCAATGCAAATCCTTACCGAAATTGTAGATGCATTTGTAGAGGGTTTTGAAGCCATATTGGAAGCTGGAGAAGAAGAGCAAGAATCTCCAAAGGTAGAATCAAAGCCAGTTGTAGAGCAATCAAAGCAATCCGAAGAGCAATCTGAGAAAAAAGCATCCGCCAAAAAGTCCGAAACAAAAGAAGAAAAACCTAAAGATTTACAATAATGAAATTGATCATAGGCTGTCCAATCTATAAAAGAGATTGGATTTTACCGGACTGGATTAGATGCATACTAAAGCAGTCTGTTCACATATCTGATATAGGTTTTGTTTTTGAGGTTTCTCCAGGAGATACGACAACGGTTCAGTCTCTTTTGGTTTGGAAACAACTAGATAAAAACATACCACTTTTTGAAGTTATTGAGAGAGGTGATATACCTCATTTTGAACATCAAAATAACGGTAGACAATGGACATTATCTAAATATCATAATATGACCAATATGAGAAACTCTATTTTAAATAGAGTAAGAGATCATAAGCCAGATTTTTATTTTAGTCTTGATTCAGACATTTTAATAGAGAATCCAAATACAATAGAGCTTCTTATAGCTCATATTCAAAGTGGGGCAGACGCTGTTTCTCCATTAATGTACATGACTCCAGTTGGAAGAGATTATCCAAGCGTTATGTCTTGGAAAGAAAAAATTGGCGAAAAAGCTTATCGCAAAAAAGATTATCCTATTGGAAGTTATTTTCAGTCAGATATAATCATGGCAGCAAAAATGATGTCAAAAGATGTTTATATGAATGTTGACTACGAATTTCATCAACAGGGTGAAGATTTAGGCTGGTCCAAAAACGCAGCATTAAAAAACTTCAATCTTTATAGTGCATCGTATATATATGCTCCTCATATTATGTCTCCTGTTCATCATTTGGAATACAAGAAGAATGGCGATTTTAGAAGTTCAGAATTACTGGACAACCTAGTAAAAGTCTGATATATTTATATAAAATTGTTTAATGTTATAAAAAGAAATGTACTATAATTTATAGTTCAATTCAGAGGTTTAAAATGAGCTTTGATTTTACAGAAAATTTCACAGTAGAATTCCCTAATTTGGCGGAATGTGATTATAACTTTTCTGAAAACTTTAGTGCTAGCCATGGTTTAATAATTGAAGTAGCTGCTATTCACGAGCGGATTAACCGCCAATTACAATAACTATTCAGCAGCAGAATTAGAAAAAGCCCTTCAATCTTGGGTTGAACCATATCCAAAGCCAATTATATTGAATCATGATTTAAACTCTGAGCCTATCGGCAGGGTTATGGCAGCCAAGATGGAAAAAGAGCAAGATGGTGCAGCCTATGTAAGGTTGCAGATAGCAATAACTGACCCAGTTGCAGCTCAAAAAATAGCAGATAAAAGATACCTTACTGGCTCAGTAGGCGGAAGAGCAGGAAAAGCCGTGTGCTCTATTTCTGGCGAAGATCTAGCCAAAGAAGACGCTAGTGGAAAGCCAAAGTTTCCAAAGTATAAGAGGGGTCAAGTCTACAAGGGAAAACTTGCATTTATAGACATGCAAGATATATCCTTTAAAGAATATTCATTTGTAAATCAACCAGCAGACCAAAGGTCTGGAGTAAGAAACGCAAAAGCTCCAGGGGATAAGTTAGCAGTGGAAGATTCGGATAATTGGGTTGCAAAAAGCAGTGCATTTGTCCTTCATATGGATCAAGAAGATATTATATCCCTTCAGGAAAACGAATCAATTCTTAAGAATATGAAAAAGAAAGAATCCAGACCAGTTTACCTGCATACCAAAGGAGCATTCTTAGCAGCTATGGCTGTCCAGGAAAGCGAAAATATCAATAGTACAGATAAATCATTACTATTTAATAAAGATTCAAATAGTACAACATCTGAGGAGAATATTAGCATGGAAGATGTTCAGGTAAAAGAAGACATTCTAGCTGTAGCAGAAGAGCTCAGTCAGGATCTTTCCACCATTGCCGCAGCCACTACTGACACAGTAGAGGAAAAGCCAGCAGATGAAAAAGCTGTTGAAGAACAAGTTGAACAACCTGCAGAAGAAAAAAAGCAGGAAGAGATTTCTAGTGATAATTCGGAGAAAGCGGAAGAACAAGCTGAAGAAGCTGTTGATTCCGAAAAAGCTGAAGAATCATCAGAAACATCAGAAGAAAAAACTGATGCAAAAGATCCTGAAAAAGAGGAGATCAAGTCCGATGACCTCACTGCCCAAGAAAACAAAGGCAATGAGCAAGGAAATGACGAAAGTCAAAAATTGGTCGATTCTTTGCAGGAAGAAAATGCTCGCTTAAAGGCAGCACTTCATAAGACTCTTGCAGAAAGAGTTGTTGATACCAAGATTGCTCTTGGTCTAGAATCAGCAAGTGACAGAGACAAGCTTGTCGAAGATCATGCTACAAGAACAGCATCTTCTTTGGCTG